ATACAATGGTCAGTGTGGATAAGTTGTTGATAAGTAAGGTTGGTGTAATAAGATATTATTACATGTATATATAACCTGTATATCCTAGGGGGTAGGAGGGGGGAAATATTATGTTTGTGTTTATAGATTTATCACAACTTATAAAACTTCTGTATAGTTTTAAACAAAGGGGGGTTGTGGATAACTTTATTGATGCTCGTATCTACGATACTCGCATATGTCTTTTACTCTATTACTCAGTCTACCTCAAACCTATGTCTGTTATATACCTGAACCTAAGAAAGAAAAAAGAGTAAAAAAGAAAGAAGTAGTTAGTGTCCATCTTTCTAAAAACCTTGTCAAGATATCAAAAGTATTCAATTTACATATTTTTACAAAATATTTTTTATTTATTTAACAATTTAAGAAAATATGGTATATTCCAAACAATTTTAAAGGTATATGGTATGGCAACTAAGAAAAGATGGATACAGTCAGCTATCAAAAAACCAGGTGCTTTGCACAAACAGCTAGGTATTCCTAAAGGAGAAAAGATACCAGCAGCTACTCTTAACAAAGCAGCCAAAGCTCCAGGTAAACTAGGTCAAAGGGCTAGACTAGCTAAAACCCTAAAGAGGATGAAATAACATGGCTAAATCTCCAGCTTGGCAACGTAAAGAAGGTAAGTCTCCATCTGGAGGTCTTAATGCCAAAGGCAGAGCATCTGCTAAAGCACAAGGTCATAATCTTAAACCTCCTCAACCTCAAGGAGGATCTAGGAAAGATTCATTCTGTGCAAGAATGACTGGTATGAAAAAGAAGCTTACTGGTTCTGCTAAAGCCAAAGATCCTAACTCAAGGATTAATAAATCTTTAAAAAAATGGAAATGTTAGTATGCCAATATCTACAGGAAGTAATCCTAAAGTATTAAAAGGACTCTATGCTAATATTCAAGCAAAGAGAAAAAGGATAGCCAAGGGATCAGGAGAGAAGATGCGTAAACCAGGTTCTCCTGGTGCTCCAACAGCCAAGGCATTCAAACAATCAGCAAAGACAGCAAAGAAAAAGTAAAGCATATGCACAGAGGTAAATCTAAACTTAAGAACTATAAAAAAGCCCATTGGAGTCAAAACCAAAAGCTCCAAGCTGTTAGTACGTACCTCATGTTGGGCAATATGTCTCAAACAGCTATAGTTACGGGTATACCCTTACAGACACTTAAAATTTGGAAAACAACAGATTGGTTTAAAGACTATGCTCTTCAATTACAAAGTGAAGACATACAGCAAATGGACTCCAACCTCAAAAGGGTTGTAGACAAAGCTCTTAAAGCAGTAGAAGACAGACTAGACTTAGGTGATGCTCAGTTTGATCAGAAGACTGGAAAGATTACCCGTATACCAATCAAAGCCCATGTAGCTTTAAAAATAACAACAGAACTATTAACCAAACAAGATAAGCTAAAAGAGAACCCTGTCAAAGAAGAAATAGAAAAAACAATAGATGACAGACTACTAAAGCTATCTGAAGAGTTTGCTAAGTTTGCTAATACAAACAAAAAGACAATTAAAGATGAAGCCAATATTGTTGATGTTAAGGTAACAGAAGTTGCTTAATGAGTAAGCTTAATGCTGATGTAATGGAAGGGTTTGTTAATTCAGTTCTTAGAAAGAACTTTGATAAACCTGCCCCTACACCAGAGTTTCATAAAGAAATATGGGATCTTGTTACTAGTAACTTTAAACAAGTAGCTATAGCTGCTCCTAGGTATCATGCCAAGTCTACTGCTGTAACCCATGCGTATACTCTAGCATCTGTACTCTTTAGAGAGTCTAGATACGTTCTTATTGTTTCGGATACTGTAACCCAGGCTGTTCAATTCTTAGGAGATATAAAGAAAGAACTCTTAGAGAATGATGACTTAAGATCTTTATTTGGTATTAAGGAGTTTCCTAAAGATACAGAAGATGATCTTATTGTTGAGATGGAAGATGGACATACCTTTCGTGTACAAGCTAAAGGTAGTGAACAAAAGCTCAGGGGACTTAAGTGGGCTAACCTAAGACCAGACCTTATCATTGGTGATGATATGGAAAACGATGAAATTGTCATGAACAAGGATCGTAGGTTAAAGTTCAAAAGATGGTTCTATGGTGCTCTTATCCCTTGTGTATCTTCTACGGGTAAGATTAGGATTGTTGGAACAATACTACACTTGGACAGTCTTTTAGAAAACCTTATGCCAGCTTCTCAGTTAGGTACTCACAGAGGAGTTAAGAACTTAGTCAGAGAAGATCTAAAGGAATATGCCCTAAACGTATTACCTTGGAGATCTATCAAATATCGTGCTCATACAGACGACTTTAGCAAGCTACTCTGGCCTGAAATGAAGTCTGCTAGAGAGTTCAAAATGCTCAAAGAAGACTACGTTAGACAAGGTTTAGCAGACGTATATTCCCAGGAAATGTTAAACATACCCCTGGACATAACTGATACTTTCTTTAAAAAATCTGATTTCATACCCATGAAAATAGAAGACCAAAAGAAGAAATTAGTGTACTATGCCACTTGTGACTTGGCAGTATCCCAATCCCAAAAGGCAGACTATTCTGCTTTTGTTGTTGGTGGTATGGATGATGAGGGTAAACTTTATTGCAAACATGTGGTAAAGGCACGTATGGATGCTTTGGAAATTGTGGATACAATCCTCATGCTCCAAAAGATTTATAAGCCCGTACTCTTTGGATTGGAACAAGGTACTATTCAGAAAGCTATAGGACCCTATCTCAATGAGGAGATGCTAAAGCGTGGAGAGTTTATTAGCACCGTTTTGCTCAAGCCTAGTGGTGATAAGTTGACTCGTGCTAGGAGTATCCAAGCTCGTATGAGAAGTGGGGCTTGTAAGTTTGATAAAGAAGCTGATTGGTACCAAGCTTTTGAGGAAGAGCTTCTAAGATTTCCTAGAGACAAACATGATGACCAAGTAGATGCTTGGGCATACTTAGGTCTTATGCTTGACAAGATGTGGGAAGCTCCAACTGAAAAAGAATTACAAGAAGAAGAGTACGAGGCTTATATTCGTGAAAGTAATATAGCAGATTCAATGCAAGGTCGTTCTGTTGTTTGTGGATACTAACTATGAATTTAAAAGAAAAATTTAACATTGACGACCTCATGTATGAGGCTAATATAGCTGAACTTCTTTCTAAAGAAGATCTAGAAACCATTGGTACTCAGCTTGTAAAAGATTTTGATGCTGACTTAATGTCTAGAACCAGTTGGGAAAAGAGAACAGAGGCATCTCTTAAACTAGCTCTTCAAGTAGCAGAAACAAAAAACTTTCCTTGGCCTAATGCTTCTAACGTTAAGTTTCCTCTTATAACTATTGCTGCATTGCAATATCACGCTAGAAGTTACCCAGTACTTATTGATAGTGATTTACCTGTTAAGTGTAGAGTTATTGGAGAAGATAAAGAAGGTCTTAAAGCTATGCGTTCTACTAGAGTAGAACAACATATGAGCTATCAAATCTTAGAAGAAGATGAAGACTGGGAATCAGAAATGGATAAGGTCTTAATCACACAGCCTATCATAGGATGTGCTTTTAAAAAAACCTATTACGACCCAATTAAAAGACATAACATATCTGAGAATGTATTAGCTAAAGACTTGGTTGTTAACTACTGGACTAAGAGTCTTGAGACAGCACCTAGAATTACTCACGTTCTTCAAATGTCTAAGAACGAAATATATGAAAGAGTAGCTAGAGGTCTTTGGATAGATATATCAGAAGGCAGACAACAAACATATTCTTCTATTGCTATGGGTAATGGTCTACAAGAGACCAGAGATAAATCCCAAGGTATGACAGCACCAGAACCCAATGACTCAAGTACTCCTATAGAAATCCTAGAACAACATTGCAATATTGATTTAGATGGAGATGGTTACGAAGAACCTTATATAGCTTATATTCGTAGAGACAATAAAAAAGTAGCTCGTATTGTTGCTAGATATACCCAAAGTGATGTTGAGAAAAATAAACAAGGTAAGATACTCAGCATTAAAGCAGAACAATACTTTACCAAGTATCCTTTCATTCCTTCACCTGATGGTGGTTTTTATGATCTTGGTTTTGGTATTCTTCTTGGTCCTCTCAATGAATCTATTAATACAATTATTAACCAACTCATTGATACGGGAACTATGGCAAACACTGCTGGAGGTTTTCTTTCTCGTGGAATTAAACTTCGTGGTGGTAACTATAATTTCAATCCTCTTGAATGGAAACACGTAGATACAACTGGTGATGATCTTAGAAAAGGAATTGTTCCCCTACCAGTTAGAGAACCTTCACAAGTACTGTACACACTTCTTAATCTCCTTATCAACTATGGAGAACGTATTGGTGGTGCTGTAGATATTATGACTGGTCAAAACCCAGGTCAAAATACTCCTGCTGAGACTACACGTACTATGGCAGAACAAGGTATGAAGATATTCAATGGTATCTTCAAACGTACTCACAGAAGTCTTAAACAAGAGTTCCGTAAACTATACAGACTTAACCAAATCTTTATTACTGAAAATACACCTTACGTATCTAATGCACAAGGCAGTGGTATTGTTTTAGTTTCTGATTACGAAGGACCAGTTACAGACGTTATGCCAACAGCAGATCCAAGTATCACATCTGATGCACAACGTCTACAACAAGCTATGGCTATAGCCCAAAGAGTTACTGCTACACCTGGTTTGTATAACCGCTATGAGGTAGAACACTCATTCCTCAAAGCAATGAAGATTACCAACATTGATAAAGTATTGCCAGATCCTAAAGGACCTAATGCGGTACCTCCTCCTGTCAATCCTAAAGTTCAAATTGAACAGATTAAGATACAAGCCAAACAAGCTTCTGACCAGTTGGAGATGAAAATGGCTTTGCTTAAACTTATGTCAGAGGCAGAACTTAGCCAAGCTGAGATACAAAAATTACAAGCAGAGACAGAGGCAATTAAGATTGGTATTGCTACTGAAGGTGAAAAAATGCGTATCCAAGAAATCAATATGCAGATTGCCTTACAAAGAGAGCGTAGACAAGGTTTACTCAGTGCAATCCAGACTATGAATAATGTATACAATAGTATTCAAAAGAATACTCAAACTCCTACAGAAAATGGAGAAATGGGTAATCTTCCCGTAAATCAACCAGCAAACCCAATGGCATCAATGCCGACACAGTGAAAGGATTTTTAAAGGAGAAAGTTAGATGGAAATAGTAACCCAAGATAGTTTTGAAGATTGGAAACACCACCCTGTTACTAAGCGTTTGATGAAAATGCTAACGGATGATAGGGAAGTTATGAAAGAAGGATTGGTTAACAATTCTTTTGATGACGAGCAAGAAGTTAAAGGTAGATGCCGAGCCATAGCAATTATCCTTAACATAGAGTACGAAGATTTGTTTGATAACCCAGCTATAAAGAGAGAAATAGAAAATGACCAATAATTCTGGTATGAACCCCGTAGGTTGGAGGATACTTATTAAACCCCAAGAGGTTAAGAAGGTTTCCAAGGGAGGAATCATACTCTCAACAGAATCCAATAGTGACAGAGAACAGATGGCTAATACCACTGGAATCGTGGTTGCTATGGGAGACCAATGCTACATTGACGAACCAGCACCTTGGTGTAAGGTTGGGGACAAAGTTATTTTTGCTAAGTATGCAGGTTTGCTATACCTAGGAAAAGACGGAAATCAGTATCGTATGATTAACGATAAAGACATCACTGGCACCTTAGACGCTGATGTAGATTTAGTTGATCCATACCTTGCTAAAACTTAAAGTTGACATGTAGATAAAAACAGGAGTAAGATATGAGCGAAGATACAAATGTTACTAGTAACAACGAAGTAGCGTCAGAGATAATTCGTGAAGCAGAATCCCAAGGATGGGTTCCAAAAGAAAAATTCCGTGGTAATGAAAATGATTGGGTTAATGCAGATGTATTTGTAAAAAGAGGTCGTGAGATTCTTCCTATTCTTAGAAAGAACAATGAGAACCTTGTTAAAGATTTACAAAGTACAAAGCAACAACTTCAAGAGTTTAAAGAAGCTGCTGAAGAATTTAAAAAATTCCAAAAGGAAGCTTACGAAAGAAAAGCTAGAGAATACGAAGATCGTATTAGAGAAATAAAAGAAAGTAGAGCACAGGCTATTAGCGATGGTGATGGAAAAAAAGTCAATGCTTTAGATGATGCACTTGACCAAGCAAAAGAAGAACTAAACGAAGCTAAAAAAGCTGTTAAGGATGCGGATAAAACTACTAGTGCACCGCCTAGTATTCCACCAACAACTATTGAACCTCCGCTACAAGCGTGGTTAGATAACAACACTTGGTTTGGTCAAGATAAAAGAATGACCAGCATTGCTAACGGAATAGGTGAAAATCTTCGATTAGAGTTTCCACTGCTTAAAGGTGAAGCATTTCTAGAGAAGCTTGATGAAGTGTTAGCAGAAGAATTTCCAAACAGATTTAAAGATAAAAGCAAAAATGCAAGTGTTAGTAGGGTTGAATCAGGTTCTGGTAGACAAAGCAGAAATGCAAGTACTAGTGCAAAAAGTTATGAGAATTTACCTTCTGATGCTAAAGCAGCTTGCGATAAATTTGTTAAGCAGGGTCTAATGACTCGTGAACAATATATTGCAGATTTTGATTGGTCTTAAATTAAAAGGAAATTATTATGCCAAGAGCACTAAATGAGTTTGAAAAGAGAGATCGTTTGTTAGAAAAAATGGCTGAAAGAAATGGTATTGCAATAGCAGAATCATCTCCAACACCTTTACCAAACGGACAGACTCGTAAAAGACGTAACGTTTTTAATGGCACTGAAGCCAAATTAAGCGTTAGACAACAAATTCCAGGATACCATCTCCACATATTTACGGATACTGGAGGTCGTATTCAAGAAGCAATAGATAGCGGTTATGAGTTTGTTACCCCTGATGAAGTGGGTGGCGTAAGTGAGAATGTAGTAAGTCGCAATGGTGATTTAGGAGATAGGATTAGGTATCTAGTAAACCCTCGTGCTGAAGGCACAGAACAATACGGATACCTTATGAAGCAACGGCTAGAATGGTACGAGGAAGATCAAGCCGCACTTCAAGCAAAAAATAATCAAATTGATGCAAGTATTCGTAAGGGTAAGATTACTGGAGAAAATCCAGCTTTCTATACACCTCGTGATGGAATCAAAATATCTTAATTTAAAGGAGTCTTAAATGGCTAACGTTTCTCGCCCTCGTGGTTTGTCCCCAGTCGGAACATTGACTGGTGCACCATTCAACGAGCAAGGCCAGTTGTTTGCAATTGCTAACGATGCTACCAACACCTACGCTATTGGTGACTTGGTAACATACGCTGGTGGTTCTGATGCAAATGGTATTGCTTATGTAACCAAAATGACTGCTGACACATCTCTACCTTTGGGTGTGATTGTTGGTATTCGTCCTGCTGATCCTGGTGTTAGCTTGCAAGGTTTAGACATTGATCTTGGCAAAATCTATCTTCCACAATCTGCTGGTCTTCGTTATGTTTATGTCATAACAGATGCTAATGTTGTGTATGAGATTCAAGCTGATACTTATGCTTTAGCTGACGTTATGAAAGCTGCTGGTGGTACTTATACTGCTGCTGACTCATTGTCACAATCTTCACCCCAATCTAGTTTGGTTCTTGCTTCTTCTACTGTTAAGGCTTTAGGCACTAGCGGTTCATTAGCATTGCCATTCTTGGTTATTGGATTTGCACAACGTTCTGATAACGCTGCTGGTGCTTACGCTAAAGTAAATGTTGTTCTAAACAAACAACTTTACAAGCAAGCTGCTGGTACTGCATAATTTAATTAATTAAAGGAGAAATAAAATGGCAGGTGTAATTACCACAGGTACCCACCCGAAAGCGTTATGGCCTGGTGTCAAAGCTTGGTGGGGTCAAACCTACAATGAGCATCCTGAAGAGTACACAGCTCTTTTTGATAAAGATACATCCAATCAAAACTATGAAGAAGATGTTGAGTTAACAGGCTTTGGTCTTGTTCCCGTTAAGGAGCAAGGTGCTGGAGTCCAATACGATTCTGAAATCCAAGGTTTTGTAACTCGTTATACACACGTAGCATATGCTATGGGTTATATTGTTACAAAAGAAGAGATGGATGATAATTTGTATGAGCAAGTCTCTAAGAAACGTGCTGCTGCTTTAGCTATGTCTTTCCGTCAAACAAAAGAGAACGTTGCAGCTAACGTTTACAATCGTGCCTTTAATAGCACTTATACTGGTGGTGATGGTAAAGCTCTATGTGCAGTAGACCATCCAAACACTTCTGGTGGTACATTTGCTAATAAGCCAACTGTTGACGTAGACCTCTCTGAGGCTTCTTTAGAAGATGCAGTAATTGCAATTATGGGTCTGCAAAATGATCGTGGATTGCTAGTTGCTATTCAACCTAAAGATCTTCACATTGCTCGTCAAGAAGTGTTTAATGCTCAACGCATTCTTCACTCTAGCTACCAAACAGGTAATGCCAATAATGATATTAACGTCATTAAGTCTGGCAACTACCTACCAGGTGGATTCAAAGTAAACCACTACTTTACAAGCCCACATGCTTGGTTTATCCGTAACACCATTCCTGGTGGAACTGGTATGAAGTACTACGAACGTCACGCTATTACCTTTGACCAAGACAATGACTTTGACACAATGAATGTTAAAGCCAAAGGTTACGAGCGTTACTCTTTTGGTTGGTCTGATCCACGTGCAGTTTGGGGTGTAAACGGTCCCTAATTGTTATTAGTAACATAGCCCCCCTTTATTGGGGGGTTTCTTTTAATTTAATTTAATTTGGAGAATGTAAATGGCTTATGAAATGTCTAAAATGAAAGGCAAGCGTCCAGAACCTAAAATGTCTGGAGAAAGTAAAAAGATGATGGGTTCAGCAGCTAAGAAAATGGCTTCTAGCATGAAACCAGCAGCTAAGAAAAAAGTAATGCGTAAAAAAATGTAATTAGTATAAAATCTAATTTCCAATGACGCCCTTAACTGGGCGTTGTTTAAACTTAATTAACAACGTCAAAGGAATTTAAAATGTCAGCTCCAACCAGATTTACTAGTGGTGTTTCAACAGCATTCTCAAATGAAACACTATATTCATTCCCCTTCCCTGATCCTTTCCATACAGGAAGCACAAAAGCTTTAGGTAGCTCTACTTACATCAATGATTTCAATACATTGATTGGTACAGACTTTACAACCACAGGAACATCTTCTACCTTTGCTTTAGCATCTGGTTTAGGAGGTACAGCAGTACTAACCCCAGGTGGAACTACTACTGCTACTGCAACTTATAAACCTGCTCCCTTTTTCCAATTTGTAGCTGGTACTCGTGCTTGGTATACAACACGTATTCAAACATCTGCTGTATCTGGAAATATATCTTACTATGCAGGTCTACGTGCTGGTTCTGCTACAACAGATGGATTGTGGTTTGCTAAACCTGCTGCATCTACTTCTATTAACTTGGTATCTACTGTTAACAGTACTGCTACAACATTGGTAACTGGTGTTGCTACTGTTGCGGCTACAACTTGGGTAGAACTAGGTTTTTACTATGATGGTACAGACATTATTGTGTTCTCAGGTAACAGTACCAATGGTAGTGGTCCCGTTGCACGTATCTCTGCTCCTACTATTGGCTCTACTGGAACAACTCTAACAAATGCTTTGTTAAGTCCCGTATACCAAATTACTCCTATTGCTACTGATACTCTCACTGTTGATTTTGTATTGGTTGCTCAAGAGGTTAATCGTTAAAAATGACCGTGCACACTGAGTTATTACATTCTGCTACTGGAGACAAAATCAATGTCTCTATTGTTAGTGATGGAGGCAAAAACACTGTGTTCTTAGTAACAGGTGTAATAACCAGTGAAGATGATTCTGTATTTGATATTATTGATGTAAAGAATTTAGCTGGTAGTCCAACTAATATTCGTTTAGATTCAACTGTATTTATGGTTGAGACTGGACTTAAAGTAATAGTTACTTATCGTAATCAACCTTATGTGTTACCACTAGAAGGTAGAAGTAAAGTTGATTTAGGTTGGGTAGGTGGAATTACTGGACATGAAATTGATATGGTATTCAAAGGTACGGGATCATTTTTTATTGTGCTAGATGTTAGCAAATTAGGAGTATAAAATGTCTGACGTAAGAATTAAAAGTGGTGAACAGTCTAGATACTTTGCGTTTAGTGGAGTTAACTCTACTACAACAACTGGTGCTTCTTCACCTATTTATAAAGAAAGTCCTTGGAGTACATTCCAAGCTATCGTAACTGGAACAGGTACTGTTGGAGCTACTGTTGTAATGCAAGGGTCTAATGAAGACGCTACTTTCAATGGTACTAACTCTAACTGGGTAACTATCAATACATTTACACTAAGTGGTACAACCACAGCTACAGATGGTTACACATCTGTTAGTACTTGGCGTTATGTAAGAGCTAACGTTACTGCTATTTCTGGTACTGGTGCAACAGTTCAAATCTTAATGGGTGTCTAAAAATGGATATCCAATCATTCCTTGATATTGCACTAGTTGCTGCTTCTAGTGTTACAGGTTGGTTTGCTCGTGAGTTATGGACAGCAGTTAAAGAACTTAAATCTGATTTGTCTAAACTAAAAGAAGATTTACCAAAAGAGTATGTTGCAAAGGATGACTACAAAGATGACATCAAAGAAATCAAAACAATGATTTCAAAGATTTTTGATAAGTTAGACAACAAATCAGACAAATAATAACTTAAGGAGTTATTACTATGTCCTACAGATCAAGATGGGATAATGGTGGTTGGTTAGTTATTTGTGACCAATGTGGTCGTAAATACAAAGAGAGTGAACTACAGCTTCGTTGGGATGGAATGATGGTTTGTTCTAGGGACTGGGAACCTAGACAACCTCAAGATTTTGTTAGAGGTGTAGCAGACATTCAAGCTCCACCTTGGACTAGATCAGAACAACAAGACCAGTTTATACCTTTTTTTTAACTAGCCCCCAGTCAGACCTATTAAGTTTTTCTGAGGGGCTTGCAAATAGGTTTGTAAAGTCTGTAGGTGGCTTAGAGTTAGATTCAACCAGTTCTATTGGTGGTAGTGCATTAAATGTATTGGCATTAAATGCAAATGGTTCAGGCATTGATCCTGAAAGAGCTGTTATATCAGAACTAGTTTTTGTAATATTATCTAGACTATTTACTGATTCAATGTCTATCAGTGAGTCAATAGGTAAGGTAATAACCAAAGCTATTTTTGACAGCATACCACTAGCAGATACAATTAGGATTGTTGACACAGAACACACAATAGAGAGTTTAAGTTTTACAGAAAGTGTTACTAGGAACATTACTTTATCTAAATCAGATAACTTATCGTTAACTGAAAGTTTACGTAAAGTTGTTACTAAACCTCTGTCAGAACCTCTTAGTGTTTCAGAAATAGTTGCTAAGGTAGTTGCTAAAGCACAGAGTGATGCTTTATCAATGTCTGAGACAACTACCAAGGTAGAGAACCCTATTAGGTCAGAGTCTGTTGGTGTTGCGGAAACAGTCTCTACTGTAGTACTATATGGTGCTGCTTTGAATGGTTCCGCACTTAACGTTTATAGGTTAAATTAAAATGATTGAAAATCTTAACTTAGTTGGTGAAGTAGAAGTTCTTTTAAACAATGAAGTTGTTGTTGAAAAGAAAAACCTAATTGTTCAAGTAGGTAAAAACTACTTAGCTAGTGCTGTTATTAACTCTGTATCTACACCTTGGGTAGCTATGGCTATTGGTACGGGTACTACTGCTGCTAACGTAAGTGATACTGCTTTGCAAACAGAAATATCTAGAGCTGCATTTACTAGTTCTAGTGTATCTACTAACGTTGTTAGTTTGTCTAACACCTATGCTGCTGGTACAGGTACAGGTGCTATTACTGAAGCTGGTATATTTACTAATTCTACTTCTGGTGGAACTATGTTGTCTCACGTTGTTTTTAGTGCTGTTAATAAAGGAGCTTCTGATACGCTAACAATCAATTGGACTATCACTGTCGGTTAATAACACGGAGCCACAATCATGGCAATGAAGTTCACAAACAATGCTACAACAACTTTAGCTTCTGGTATTAACAGTTCAGCAACTAGTCTTACTGTAGCTACAGGTACAGGTGTATTATTCCCTACATTAAGTGCAGGAGATTATTTCTATTGCACATTAGCAAACACATCTGGAATAGTAGAGATTATTCAAGTAACTGCTAGATCTACAGATACGTTTACTGTTGTTAGAGGTCAAGACAATACTAGTGCTGCTTCTTGGAATACAGGAGATAAAGTAGAACTTAGAATTGTTGCTGCTGTACTTAATGATATACCTAAACTAGATGCTACTAATAACATCTTTACAGGAACAGGTGCTATAGGTTTACCAGTTGGTACAACAGCACAAGAACCTTCTAGCCCTAGCCAAGGGATGTTAAGGTTTAATTCTTCAACATCTCAGTTTGAAGGTTACAACGGATCTGCTTGGTCTTCTGTTGGTGGTGCTGCGATATCTAACGATACAAGTACTTCTAGCGCAAGATACCCTTTATTTGCAAGCGCCACTTCAGGTACTGCTTTAACTGTATATACAAGCAATGCAAACTATCTATACACCCCTAGTACTGGACAACTACAAGCCCCTGAAGTATTAGCCTCTAATGGTTTACTAATGATGTCTACAACAATAGCAACCTCTGCTAC